CTCGCCGCACGATGCTGATGGCTTCCATGATTCGCAGGCTGCTTCTCACGTACTGCAAGCACATTCCGCTGGATGACCGCGACGCCTACCCGAACAAGCGGGTGGTGACGACAGGTGCCTTGCTGACTCACCTGTTCCGCCAGCTGTTCCAGAAGGTGTGCAACGACACCCGTAACGAGTTCGTCCAGGAGGTCAACAATGACGCGTGGAAGAAGGCCGGTCAGCCCCTGGAGATTCTGAACATCAACAACCTCTACAAGATTCTCAAGGTGTCGGCCATCGAGGGCAAGATGAAGCAGGCTCTGGCCACGGGCAACTTCACGGTCCAGGGCATGGGCACGACGAACTCGACATCGCTGTCGAATGCGACCAAGGTGGGTGTCTCCCAGGTTCTGGCCCGCATGTCGTATGCCGCCACTCTGTCTCACCTTCGCCGTATCCAGACTCCCGTGGAGAAGTCGGGCAAGCTGCTGGCTCCTCGCAAGCTTCACGGCACCTCGTGGGGCTTCATGTGTCCAGTGGAGACTCCGGAGGGCCATTCTGTTGGTATCGTGAAGACCATGTCGCTTCTGACCTCGGTCTCGCAGCACGTGCCATCCTCGACGATTCTCCACTTCCTGTCGGAGCTGCCGGGCGGAGAGATTACGTGGATTACCACACCTCGCGTGTACGAGGGTACGTCCATCACGGTGAATGGTGTTCTGCTGGCATATGCTGCGAATCCCCTCACAGTGGTCACGGCTCTGCGGGCCGCCAAGTGCAGTTCTCGCCTTCACCCGCACACCTCGGTTGCCTGGTATACGCTGATGAATGCCATTCTCATTGAGACCGATGGTGGCCGTGTGGTTCGCCCGGTGTTCCGCGTGGGTGCTCCCCATCCCGAGGGCGAGGACCGCAAGGACTGGAACATCTGGGTGAAGATGTGCATCGAGTACATTGATGCGTCCGAGACGGAGACACTGCGAATTGCTCTGACCAAGGAGGAGGTCACGACGCATTCTCACCACGAGATTCACCCGTCGATGCTGGTCGGTCACATGGCAGGCACGATTCCGCTGTCTGACCACAACCAGTCGCCCCGTAACACCTACCAGTCGGCTATGGGCAAGCAGTCCATGTGCATCTACGCCACCAACTTTGCCAAGCGGCTGGATAAGAATGCGTATGTTCTGTGCTCCATCAGCCGGCCCATCGTAGAGACGCGGTCGATGAACATTCTGAAGATGCAGGAGATGCCCTTCGGTATGAACGCAATTGTCGCCATTGCGTGTTATGGCGGCTACAACCAGGAGGACTCCATCATCATGAACCGGTCCTCTGTGAACCGCGGGCTGTTCCGCGGACTCTACTACACGATGTACAAGGACGAGGAGCACCGGAACGTGACCTCGGGTCGCGAGGAGAAGTTCATGCGTCCTCAGAAGCACAATACTCGCAAGTTCAAGAACACGAGTTACTCGGCCATCAGCGAGAATGGTATTCCGATTCTCCACTCGAGTCTCCAGGAGAATGACGTGGTCATCGGCAAGGTGGTGAACCTGCGGCACGATACCGCGGGGTATGCGTTCCGCGATGCGTCGACGACGCACAAGAATGCCGAGGCTGGCCGCATCGATGGTGTCTGGCAGGACAAGAACTCAGACGGATATCCCTTCGTGAAGGTTCGCGTGGTCTCGGAGCGTATTCCTCAGATTGGGGACAAGTTCTCCTCTCGCCACGGACAGAAGGGAACGGTGGGTATGCTGCTTGATGAGCAGGACATGCCCTTCACGGGTGCGGGTCTGCGTCCCGACCTGATTATGAATCCACACGCTGTGCCTAGCCGAATGACCATTGCACAGTTGATGGAGTGTATCTTCGGAAAGGTGTGTGTTCGCAAGGGTTCCCTCGGAGACGGCACGCCGTATTCTCATCTCCGAGTCGAGGAGCTGCGGGCTCAGATGCTCGAGCTGGGCATGCACCCGTATGGAAATGAGATTCTGTACAATGGGCAGACAGGCGAGATGATGCAGGCGGAAATCTTCATGGGTCCCACCTTCTATCAGCGGTTGAAGCACATGGTGATTGACAAGCGTCACTCTCGTGCTCGTGGACCCATCGTGTCACTGACTCGCCAGCCTTGCGAGGGACGGTCTCGTGACGGTGGTCTCCGTGTGGGTGAGATGGAGCGTGACTGCATGATCTCTCACGGTGCGGCAGCCTTCACCAAGGAGCGACTGATGGATGTGTCCGACCCCTTCTCGACAGGTATCTGCAAGACGTGCGGAACATTGGCCATTGTCAATCCGCAGGAGGGGCTGTACTCTTGCGGGTCATGCGGCAACAAGACGGACTTCGTTCAGAAGACCATTCCCTATGCGATGAAGCTCTGGATGCAGGAGTTGGAGGCCATGCACATTGTGCCCCGCATGGTTATGGAGTAAAGTGTTGGAATGATATAATCGAAATGGCGGGTCTGATGAAGAAGGGGTACAGCGATGCTCTGATCGAACGTCAGATGAAACAGCTTCCGTATAGGACAAACCCGACACGCAATATAAACCTTTTTAAACCTCGACAAGATATGGGATGCTCGGAATTTGACTTCAATAAAGCACTTGATCGTGCGTTGAGTCCATACAAGGCCGCTGGAAAACTTACATATCTCGAATCTGGAAAACCAGGTGAACGGGGTGATGTACGATTCCACTATCCCTGGCACCCAGACAGGATAAAGGTACCGGGGTGGGGATTGGATCGATGGGCATACAACCAGACAAAAGACGGGTCAACCACAATTAAAGAATCTCTCGAAGCCAATATCCCGGTCGTAGGCGTTATCAATCTAGAATACGTTCAGCCAGAAGGCACTCGTCACAGCCATCTAATTTCGTATGTTCTTCGCAGACGTGGAGGAACGAACGAATTGTTTTTACTTGAACCGTACGATACAGATATATTGGTTGGCGATGTAAAGAATGGTGCTTGGTTAGGTATTGGACTCAGACCTGGATGGCGAGACGACATCAGAGGATACTTCGAGACCAAAATGGATGCATCACCTCTTGCACTCATTGCACCCATGAAGGGTGCCCTCGTCGAATACTTTGACTTAACGAAAAGAGACGCCGGAGAGGGGCAGTGTGCCTCGTGGGCGATCAAAATGCTAGAAGCGGTCGCCGCTATCGATCTTAATACTGTGTCCGGATACAAGATGTTTATGTCGATACGTCCACTTCAAGAAGGTGGCCGTCGTCGCAAAACTATGCGGTCAAAGCGGACCAAGAGACGGGGAACACGCCACGCACGAGTTCGCTAACCTCACCCGCCACAGCACGAATCTCCGCCTGAGCATCGGGTCCCATGCGAAGGTGGCACAGACGAGCATAGGCTGCTAACGAACCCGTCTCAATAAACTCCGTCATCATATTCTGGGGAAGCACCATTCTCGCCTGCTCAGGTGGAACGTTGTTCGCCAAAAGGTGCTTGTACTCGTCCATCGAGTGGCAGCAGTGCATCTTCAAATACTGCATAAACCGCTCATCCTCCGGATGCACATCATCATTACTTCCCTGCTTTTTACCTGGTGCACGAGTCCGAAGGTGAGGCACATGGAAGGTCGGTGGATCATCTACGTACCTGCGGCTGACCTCATTGCGAGAGAACCCAATTGTGTGCCGAAACCACTCGCGGGCCATCCAAATCGGCATCTTCAACCGGAACCGGAGCTGAGGATGAAAAAAGGGTGACGTATGCTCGTGGTCGGCCAGATACTTGATGAGCTTAGCGTCCTTGTCGGTGAAGTCATCGACGTGCTTGCCCAGTGACACACGGGCGGCATTCACAACGGTCAGGTCGTTACCAAACGTCTCCAGAAGCTCCACTTTGCAGTCCTCGAACATGGTTATACGGGGTTCTCTTCCTGAAGGTCGTATAGCGAGCTGGTTCGGTTGCGACGATAGATGTTATATACACAGCATACGAGTGCGATGAACACAACGAAGCACACGGTGCCGGTTGCCAGTCCTGCGTCAATGTCCATTGGTGTTTTCATAGTGTCTACATGTAATCCGCAATGTCGCTCGAAGTGGTGCTCGGACCGATGTTTGCCGGCAAGACGTCCTATGCCCTGAGCCTTGCCCGAAAGTACACGGCTCAGAACCGGCGAGTCCTGGTGGTCAAACACGCACTTGATACCCGGTCTGTCAATGTCAATGAGATCACAACACACGATGGAGACTCATTCCCATGTTACACCACGAACACGCTGAATGGGTTGACTGCGGACTTCCTGGGCTCCTTTTCAATTGTCATTGTTGATGAGACGCAGTTCTTTCAAGGACTGGTCCCATTCGTGGAGTTTGCGGTGGACACGCTCGGTAAAGACGTGGTACTGAGTGGTCTGTCTGGCGACTCGGACCGCCGTCCATTTGGCGAGTTCCTGAGCGTGATTCCACTGGCCGATAAGATTACGCATCTGTCGAGTCTGTGTATTTGCGGAAAACCAGCACACTTTACCCGTCGGCTTCAAACGGGCTATGGGCAAATCGCAATTGGCGGGGCTGACCTGTATGTTCCACAGTGTCGGGCGTGCCATATTTACAGGTAGAAATCCTCGGCGCGAACAATCTGAAACAGGTCGGGCTTCCCCTGGTTCAGTGCCGCGATGGATTGTTCATCTGGAGATTCGACAGCGATGGGGTACACAAACGCATCACGACGTACACCAAGAATGGGGTCGAACATGACCCAGTCCGTGACGAAATGCGACTGGTAAGGAATGGACACATCATCTACTGAGAACAGTGCACAGAACTTCGCAGCCCACTCCCGGGTAATCATGTAGCACTGAGCACCCCACGGATTCGAAACACCCACATTGCGGATGATAACTTCGCCATCCACCCATTCCCAGGTTCCACTTGGAATGTTGATGTACCCCATGGACAGGATATCCGTGTTTCCTGACATCATATGAGGTATGACAGCATCCACCAAACGATTGAAGTCCTTGTGAAATCGCACATCGTCTTCAATGATAATTCCCAACGGATCTCCCGAATCCACCAGTGCCTGCATACATCGAATGTGTCCAAGAGTGGCCGCACAGCCTGTGGGATAGGATGTGCCTCGCTCGAAACAGGTGGCTCCGCGGCGCACCACCTCGGGGTCGTCCTTCAAGGGGGCTTGAACAAGGACAATGTCGAGGTTCAAAGGTGCTGCGGCGGATTTCAGACGTTCACCGCGACCGGGGTCACAGTTGACGGCATAGACGCGCATTTTTAAAGAGGGTCGTCGTGTGTGTAGATTCCTGCCACGAAATTTTGTTGCGATGTAGCATACAAGCAACATGGGTGGTGGTCTTCTTCAGCTCGTCAGCTACGGTGCGCAGGACATCTACATCAGCGGCAACCCCCAGATCACGTTCTGGAAGGTGCTGTTCAAGCGTCACACGAACTTCGCCATGGAGTCCATTGAGGTGACGTTCAACGGCCAGGCCGACTTCAACAAGCGTGTGACGGCCATCATCAACCGTAACGCGGACCTGATGTACCGCACGTACATCCAGCTGGTTCTCCCGGCGGTTCAGCTGGACGGTCTTAACAACAACACGATGGCCCGTTTCCGCTGGCTCAACTACATCGGCCACCGCGTCGTGAAGACGGTGGAGCTCGAGATCGGCGGCCAGCGTATCGACCGCCAGTACGGCGACTGGATGCAGATCTGGACGCAGCTGACCCAGGACATCGGCACGGTCAAGGCCCTCGATGAGATGATCGGCAACACGCACGACCTCGTGCTGATGAAGGACCGCAAGGGCTATGCCCTGGACGTGTCGTGTGCCGGTGCCGAGCTGACGAACTCGTGTGCCCCCCGTGCCGGCACCCCGGCTCGCACGCTGTACATCCCGCTCCAGTTCTGGTTCTGCCGCAACCCCGGCCTGGCCATCCCGCTGATCGCCCTTCAGTACCACGAGGTCCGCATCAACGTGGAGTTCGAGCAGTGGATCAACTGCTGCTACTACGAGATGATCAGCGGCTCGCCCGCGTCGGCGATCCAGTCGCTGACGGCCGCGTCGCTGTACATCGACTACATCTACCTGGACACGGAGGAGCGTCGCCGCTTCGCCCAGCAGACGCACGAGTACCTCATCGAGCAGCTGCAGTTCACGGGTGCCGAGTCGATCACGTCCTCGAGCAACAAGATCCAGCTCAACTTCAACCACCCGGTGAAGGAGCTCATCTGGGTGTGCCAGCGTGACTCGTTCGTCGACTGCTCGCAGCCGGCTCCCTCGCACATCGCTGAGGTCAACGGCTGCCAGCCGTTCAACTACTCCGATGACTTCACCACGGAGGGTGTGATCATGGACGTGCTCGCCCGCGGCTCGCTGGGCGGCGGTGCCTCGACGCTCAACGTGCCGACCACGTCGGATGGCTCGTCCGGCCCCTACCTCCCGGGTCTCGGTGTCCAGGTCGGTCCCTCGCTGTCGGGTGCGTCGTGGCTGGACTCGAACTTCACGACCACGCAGAACGACCAGCAGTACCTGTTTGAGGACACGACCAACTACCTGCTGGCCAAGGTCATCCTCGACTCCGGCACGCGTTGCTCTGGCAAGTGCCCGATTGAGGTCGCCAAGCTGCAGCTCAACGGCCAGGACCGCTTCACGGAGCGTGAGGGACGCTACTTCACGTATGTGCAGCCGTACCAGCACCACACCCGCACGCCGGCGGCCCCGGGCATCTGCGTGTACTCCTTCGCCCTCAAGCCGGAGGAGCACCAGCCGTCTGGCACGTGCAACTTCTCGCGTATCGACAAGGCCACGCTCCAGCTCACGGTGTCCGTGAACACGGTGCGCGCCGGCCGCACGGCCCAGGTCCGCGTCTACGCCGTCAACTACAACGTGCTCCGCGTGATGAGCGGCATGGGTGGCCTGGCGTACAGCAACTAGACGTCCCAAGGGGTCCTCCCCGGACAGCCGAGATCTCTCAAACCACGAAGAAGAACCAAAAACAAAACAACAAATGCGTCTGGAAACCCAGGTGAATTTGTGGTTATACCGTAATGGTGATCTATATCCCCCTTGGAGATACGTGCTCGCCAGCACATGCGATAAAGGGACTCGGATTGCGATCCGCCGCGTATCCGTTTGATTGGATAACCGGGAGCACCGAGTCTATCGTTGAGTGCATTCTCACTGATTTCAAGGACTTCCATACAGGATTATACCTTGCGACTGTGAATCCGCACATCGGAACGAACACTGTCCTGATCGATGCACTGGGATTTAAGTTTCACCACGACTACCCGACAACAAAGGGGGAGACCTGGGAAGACGACAGTCAATCTCGTAGCGAAGAATGGCATATCGTAGACAACTGGGCAGATTCATACCCAAGTGTATACGAGAAATATCAACGACGCATTCAGCGGTTCAGGGACGCGATGCGTGGGGCCGAACCCGTGGTCGGTGTCTGTCGGCGGTCTGTCGGAGAGTGTCATCATATTTTGGATGCGATTCGGAAAGTATATCGCCGCGACATTACCATCGTAACTGCATGTAAGACGGGAAGCACGGAGCGGAATGTCATTGCATGCGACCCAGAAGAGGGTGGAACATGGGATGATGTAGCCGTGTGGAAACGGGCATTCGAACGCGTACCAGCTCCGTCCCGTGGTCTGACATTCTCTTCACATGGCTTTGTTCGTTCGTAACGGTAGCAGACCATGGTCACATCCGCCAGCGAGGTGGATAAAGTAGTTCTTGTCATGGAAGTCTTCGAGCCGGGTCGAGGGCGAATCGGACTTCCAGATGATCCATACTGCGTTGAACTCGCTCGGCAATGTAACCACCATGTCAGACGTTTGGAACTCATAGTTGACAGTGGTCTGTTCAAAGTGGAACCCACGTGGATGGCCGATGCTTTTGAGTACATGTGCCCCATAGACTCCTTCGAGGTAGCTCCGGTGTTTACGTGGCTGAAAGACCATTACACCGCCATTGAATATCTTGTCTGTTTCCAGGGAGTACCCACATAGCTTATAGTACTCACACGCAGGCCACTCCCATCCGTTCTTCTTTTGCACCTCGATACGCCGGGCAAGCGTTGGTTGCGAATACTCGTCGACCATACCGATCTTATCACCAAAATCGCATGCTTCGTGAACTGGGGGAGAGTTCGGATTGATGATAATATCCGCGTCTACATAGACTATGAAATCATACTCGGCTGACCATTCTTGGCTACACAAGAGCAGCTTTTGAAAAGAGATTGAATGGGGATGCTGAACACGAGCGTCGAGATAGCTTGATATGACCTTGAAATCGTATCCATGCTTGGATGCATATGCCTCCTGGCTAGGACGGAAGAGCCGAGTATAGTCTTCCACATATTTATCGCCGATCGCGAGAGTGGCTAAACAAACTCGCATTATCATTGCCCGTGAGAGTATTTGCGGAAATAATCATTCGAGTCATGATACCTGAAATGCCCACCGAGCCCGATCGGTTGAACGCCTACGCTCCACGCTGCATACGGAAATCCAATCTGATCCTGGGTCGACAGTGTGAGTAGGTCATCGTACCACTGGTTCAACATAGGGACCGTCTTCGGGTGCTTCATATTCCAGGCCACAAAGCACGTAACCCACACACCGATATCCTTGAACCCGTTCCGTAGGTACACGCGGTACTGCTCGTCTACATCCTGATAAGGCTGAGACTGGCCGAACCAAAACGTAGAAGTATACCGCTCAAAGTGAGACTCCTTGACCTCATTCGCGAGGAGCCCATTTCGCTCAGTATGATCAATTGTAATCACGTTCGTATCGGTCTTGTTCGTCAGTGTGTCAATAACAAACTCGACAACTCGCGGGTTTGTGATCTCTATGCTCCCATCAATCCAGATTACGAACTCGTAATTTTGAAGGCGGGGAATGTTCTGAAAGTTCTGCTTGTAGTACTTGGCGATATTGAAGGTATGCTTGTTGTTGTCGATGGAGTTCATCTTGTTCGGCGTATCTAAGGGGCTTCGGTTGACAATGTGGTACGGTGTAGTGTCGATAATCCATCCGTTCGAACGTACATTTCCGCCCGGCGACATGAAGCAAATGAAATCGGACTCGATCGTCTGCTTAGCAAATGGCTTGCATGTCTTCTCGTATCCGCCATAATTCGCAGTGATAAAGGCAACACGCGGGAGACTACGTGTTGTATGAGAAATACCTTCGTACTCCATCTGTGTGTATACCTGACACTTTTCGTGTAAAGGGATTCACACAATGCGTGGGATGTAGTAGAAATGCTGCCTGTCGTTGTAACGTATGCGAATAGTGGGTATCGAGACTTCGTCGAGAACCTTCTGCGTAGCTTTCTTTACGTAACAAAGAACCATCGCATCGTGTGCTACTGCCTCGACGACGGTATTTACAACATCCTCGTTCAGTATTACAATCATCCTCGCATTGAAATTCGCAAATCAAGTCAGCTAACGCAGGGAGAGACGGCTGGATACGGATCGGCACAGTTTAACCGGTTAACGCATACCAAGATGCAGATCCTTCTCAACCAATTGAAAGAGTCGCCATTGGTCCATTTCGTCGACGGCGATGTCATTTTCCGCAAAGAGCCCAGCGAGGAATACTACGCAAAATACGCAGATTACGATATCGTGTACCAACGCGACGCTGCTCCCGCACCCTTTCATGAGTGGACGTGCACTGGAAACATGCTGCTACGTAATACCCCAGAGACGATCAGGTTTCTTGAACTCATCAAGTGGAAGCAGTCATACCTCAATATGAATGACCAGGAGTGTCAGAGGGAGATCTTCCGCGATGCGAAAGTAACTGATATTCGCAACTACCCCCTGGCAAAGCTCACCGAGTTTCCCATGGAGGAGTTCACGAGCGGGTTCGTGGTCCGCGAATTCATTCAAAAGGACGAGACAGATACGCACCACGCTATCTTTCGCGACTATCCGAAGATGAAGCTCGAATCTCTTCACGACTCCTGCATTGTCTTCCATGCAAACCACGTGTCGGACAAGAAGGACAAGATCGACCTATTCAAGACAATGGGGTCGTGGTATTTCTAGGCGTATTTCCGAAGGAGATCTTCATGTTCTCTTGCCTTTTCGACTGATGTGAGCTTCTTCGTTAACTGGTCTGGATGGTGGCGATCGATATACGTGATTGTATCGACAAAGAAGGACGGCGGACCCGCTGCCAAGAAAAGACGATGAAACCAATCCATGTCCAGGACCCAGATAAAGCGTGGGTCCATCTGAATATGCTTCAATGTATCGCGGATCACGACCTTGGTGGGACCACCAATCGTGTTTTCGTGAAGAATGTTGCCCGTCCAACGAGGAAAGTGACATCCCTCGCTCACAGGATCAAATTGACAGGACACGGCTACCCATTGAGACCCCGTCTGGTTCATGTGTTCAACCACGTCCGAGACAGCCATTGGGTGTGCAAGTCGATCGTCCATTGCGATGTAGTGAAGGAACTGGCCAGTCGCATACTTCAGTGCGTTGTTCCAGTTATGACATGGACTTCCATAGTTTTCGCTGTAGCGAACATAGATTACCTCGACACCCTTTGTGTCAAGCGACCGGACTGCGGTCTCGATCTTGTCGTCTTTACTGTGATCAGAAACGACGCATTGAATCGGGCGATATGTCTGGCTAATGATTGAGTGTAGACAGTCGGTTGTGAATCCAACGCCCTTCCCATCGCACTCATACGTTGTTACCAGTGCAGAATATACGGACATTGTTTAGAAATCATATATTATAAGTCCACATGACACGCAGTACCCTGCTTGAATGGCAAACCACCTATAAGAACCCGACTACGCTGATTGTCCAGGCATCGCATCCCAGTGGGGATGACTCGTGGATGCCCTTTCCAATCGGAATGTGTTATCATTATCCTTCCCAGGTCGGAAAGGGTCAGAGTATTCAGATAGGATCCCATGAGAATTTGGTCATGTGTGCGATCAGCACATCAACTGACCGGAACCGCCGCCCCCATCCAAAGAATAGGTCGTCGATCCTTGCCACCCTTGCTCGGAATGGGATCCACAATCAACAGCTTCCGCCACCTGTATATTATGACCAGCTCCCGCATGTCAAGTTCGTCGTCTCGCCCGAGGGAAATGGAATTGACTGCCATCGCCACTACGAAGCACTGATTGCCGGTGCGATTCCAGTTGTAGAGCGTCATCCGCTTACCGAGCAAAAGTACGCCGGATGCCCGGTTCTGTGGACAGACGATTATTCGGAAATCACGCCCGAGTATCTGACGTCGGCATACAATGAGATGATCGACAAGGAGTATGACTTTTCAAAGCTCTTTATGGATGCCTACGACGAGCCGACGCGTGCCCGTATTCGCGAGTGTGGCAATTACTGGGTAAAATGTACCACGAAAATGACCTGGTATTGACATAATGGACGTCTTCTGCATACACCTTCCGCACCGGACGGATCGAATGGTAAACATTCAGAAGATAGAACGGTTCTATCCTTCTCTGAACATCCACGTCGTCGAAGGTATTCAACACGAACGCGGCCTGACTGGCTGCCTACTGTCGCATCAGAAGATTGTGCGTATGGCGAAGGAGCAGGGTCGGCCGTACGTGTGGGTCATCGAGGATGACTGCAAACTGCTTCCTGGAAACGGGGCACTGGTCTCGTATGCGAATAAAATTGCCAAATACCTCGGTGACAACCCAAAGGTTGGCATTGTCAATGGATGCGGAAACCTCGAGGAATTCAAGGTCGACACCATTCAAGCTGTGGGCGACATGTTCTTTCTGACCGCTCCTCAGGTATGGGCCACACACTGCATGTTTTACTCGCAGTCCTGTTACGATGCGTTTTTGGGCTTAGATCCCGGGGCTATCATTGACACCGAAACCAACAAGCTGAATCTGGTGTTCACGTTTCCATTTCTAGCCACACAGGTCACATCGTTCTCGGACATCACGAAGAAGGATGTGAACTATGATAATATTGTTCAGTCACGCAACTATGTTGCTCATGTGTTACGCGAAAAGAAACTATACAAGGAGTGATACCAGCTCATTGACCTTTCGGCGGTTCTCCGGATCCGAGAGCGGTCGGATTGAATGGCAATCGCAGTACTCGTCTGTCTTGATTTCATATGGGCTGTATACCCACCACGTGCGGTCGAGCCGCTGGTGGTAGCGATGGCGAAAGTCAAAGATGGACTGGTCGGGGTACGAATTCAGTAAGTCGGTTGTGTAGTCCTCGTCGATTCCCCACTGGGAACGCGGGTCCTGGTGAGGTGCGAATGGGTGTGCGGCCAACTCCTTGACTGAAGTTGTCCAGTCCGGATTGAGTTTGAGGACACGTGCGAGAGTTGAGCCCTTGCCCACGTGATAACAGACCGGAAAGGTGTCTTGAAGGTGCACCCAATACTTGCGACGAACGAGTCCGTTCGGACGACGAGCCGGCATTTTGTGGGTAGGCGGGAACAGGTGGACGTACTTGTCATCTGGAATGGCTGCCAGGTCGTTCACAAAGTAGTTCTTGGAAATGGGAATCATGTCAATGTCGGACACGATGCAGACCTGATTCGGAAAGAGAGTTGCTCCCCAGAACCGACCCCATACGCTATTCATGTAGGTCGGTATTCCGGGTGTGGGCTTCAACTTGAGAACGCGACCATATGTCGTGTCGATGGGAATGTCATGGTTCTCGTCAATGTAGATGAGAATAGGCTCGACTCCAATACGCAGCCGCCACACCTTGGACACAATTGGCCAGAAATCAAGGTACATCGGATTCGAATCGCAGCTATGAAGGGCAATCTCCGGTCTCATCTTATATATGCCGCCGCACGAAATTGAACAGGTCGTGACGACGGCTCAATGTACTCCGCTTCCCACGAATCGACAACGCAGACGGGATAATTCGCGTAGAAAGACGTGAGTGCGTTGCGAAGAACCACTGGAGTCGCACCACACAGAAGGGCTTCGTAGAACCGGTGCGTATCCAATCCCGTCCCCTCTGGACACAGCACAAACCGCGACCGACATAGATCGGCCCGATATTCATCAAGTGACAATCCAGACTTGATCGTAGTACGCGAGTCATTGCGTGCAGCATCTAGACACTCCTGGCGTTTGGTTGGATTTGTGGATGGAAGGAAGTTCGCATAGGCCAAGATGTCGCGTGGCACATGTGTGGGTTGGAAGGACCGAGCCCAGGGAAGCTGTCTGTCCGCAAATCCAAGGGGAATGGTTGTCAGTCGCGGGTGATGGACCGTAGTGTTCGCGGCATAGATATGGTTCGCATAGGGCAGAAGTGCCCGGAGCTTGGGTTCATCAAAGGACTGGTCTGAGTTGTGGACAATGAAGGTATGCTTCTTGAAGAGCTTGGGAGGACTGTGCTGAACGAACGCATGGACAAGGTCTCCATTGAGAAAGACGCGATCTCCATTCCTCGCAGCAATTGTGTACCTCGGGAGGTCTGGGTAGCGTGGTTCCACCACCCATTGACAAAGTTCAGCGAAGGAACGACCCGATATCATTTGCTACGTAGAGAGACAAGTATGAAGGTCTTTTCATTCTGTTTGTATGGGCCATACAATGAACGCTACTACCCCGGGATGATTGAGAACATTCATCTGATTCACAAGCACTTCCCTGGGTGGTATATCTACATCTACGTCGGTGCGGATGTTGACCAGCATACAGTGGACATTCTTAGATCAGCCCCTCGCGTAGTTCTCCGAATGACGGGGAAAGTGGGTGCTGGGAACATGATCAATCGGTTCTTCGCAATCGATGAACCGAACGTGGAGATTATGATGGTCCGCGACGCAGATTCGCGTGTTCACTGGCGGGACCGTTGGGCCATTCGTCAGTTTGAACAGTCTCCGGCTATTGCTCATTCGATTCGCGATTATCCGCTCCACACAGCCGCTCTTATGGGCGGACTGTGGGGATTGAAGAAGGGGTCGGGTCTTCACATTCAGACTGAGTATGCTTCGTTCCTTGCGAATCCTGTGGATAAGGGAATGTCGCACGACCAGGATTTTCTCGGGGACCGCATTTATCCGTCAGTCAAGTCGCAGCTTCTGGCTCACACTGGAAACGGTGGACCGTGTGGAATCGGGGAGACATGCCGTCCGTTCCCCTTTCCGCCCCAGGACAACTTTTACTGCGGTAAAGTTGAGTATACTGGATTTGTAGACGTCCCGCCGCCAGCTCGAAACTTTCTCGGTAAACCACAATGAAGACTCACCGCGTAATTGGCTCTCGCCGTAAGGTTTGGAATGGAACGGCCCAGAAGACACCGGGTGGTCTTACCAAGGGTGACCTGATGATGAACAAGTATGGCCGCATCGTCTCCAAGAAGAAGGCGGCGCATGCTCGCAGCGGGCGTGCGTTCACACGGCGTCATTGAAGCCGCCTTCCGGACCGGCGGCGCCATCACAAGGGAGGAGCTGGGGATGAAAATGAATAAGCATGGCACGCAGCTCGGGACGAAGTAACTCGGCCCGTCTGGCCACTGCGAGCTCAGTCTGGCCAGTCTTTTCATACGCCACCATAAGACGATAGAAAATATGAAACTGTTCATGGTCGGCCATGGGCGGCAGTACTCCGGTCAAGTAGGCTCGCCGCAATCCTTCACCCGCTTGAATCGAAACCCGGAGGTCGCCTCCGACCAATGCATACTCCTGGATATTGTAGACACGGTCTTGTCTACGACATACAGCAGCTTGGTTACATATCAAGTCTCCGTAATCTCCAAACACCGCGGGCGTCACCATGTCCGGACGGGTGGCGGCCATATACGCGAACATGGTTTCATCCGATGGCGAATATCCTTCGTTGAGCAGTTGTGTCCACTCTCGAATCACTGTCGTTGTGAAGTCCAGGATAGGCGCACGCTTTCCCGCAAAGAATCCACCGGCTATCCACCCGTGATTGTTGCGGAAAAAGGCGTATCTGTCATTTGGGCGATTGCGGTCAATCAGACTCATCATGGCAATATTCGCTCGTTCTGGGTCCCACCATTGTGAGAGATTGGCCAGTCCAGTTTCGGGGAGTTTGATACGTACGTCAACCCACGCGAACCATTCGGTATTGAAGGAATTGATGTCTGCCACTTGCCGCACAAACTCTACCTTGTGATTGATAATCAGGTAGTATAGATTGGTGAACTTCTCAGGTGCGACCAACACCACTGGGTTATGAATGTTGTTCTCCACAATTTGCGGAAGTTTATTCCAGAATGGCAAGTGCTCGAACTTAATGACATGGAATATCGTTGGGCGGTTCCCACGAATCAATCGTAGAGGCGCTTCCAGGTCAGGCTCGCAAAAGATGACGAATGGGTCTGGGGTCTCAAACAACCTTTTTGAACTCTTGAGGTAGGCATCGATGCTACTGAAGTGCTCAGAATCTACATTGTCCAGCCCTTCGCGTTTGCGGAGATTGTAGAGTGCGGTTACGTACGTGACAGACATTGCTACTTTCCATCGTGTTTAAGTAAATAGATTCCAACCATCACCATGATGAGTCCAACGTATTGATGTGTCTTTTCCAGACGGTCGCCCAAGATGATATATGCGGCCACACTTTCCAACAAGCCTGAGACACCGTCCCACATTCCATTCACATACATGACGTTATCTGACCGAAGGGACTTGATCAAGTAATAGATGACGCCGATGTACCCGACAATACCGTAGCCTAAGTACGACAGCTGGTTTGACTGTGCGTACCACCGCAGGTTGAAGTCACCAAAGATCTCGACCACGGACAGTAGCACGATATCCGAGAATCCCATTGTATTAGTCTTGTGTTTTTTTGAGTGGTGATGATAATGGCAGCAACAGGTGTGACTGTGGCTCTAGGTTCGGCGTTAGTAGCCGGCGTTACCCTGGCAGGGTTCGCAAGTGCTGCTAGCCAGGGGCTGATTGACCACAAGAACGGCACGATAACTCAAACGACAGCTCCGGTTCAGCAGCAGCAGGCTCCAGCTGTGGCTGCGGCTGTAGCCAATGTCCCCCTTCCGGTCTCCGCACCTCCGCCTCCGGCTCCGTCGGTTCCCGAGCCTGCTGAGGCTACCGACCCGGTTGCCGAAATTGTGGACAGTGCACTCGACCAGGCAACAAAGGCTGAGGCGGTCATCGTTGCCAGGCGAAACGCCCAACCTCCACCGCCACCGACATATGGTGGCAAACGCAAACGGAGGACACTTCGCCGTCTGAAGGGCGGTGTCCCCGAAGAGGTGAGGTGGGCAAAAGAGGTCGCAAGAGCTCTCACACGGGCTCTCGGACGTCTCGATGAAAAGTCCAAGTCCCCTAGGCCTCCGTTCATGAAGCTCATTACAGTAAAGGATTCCGCAGTAGCTACTCGACTTCTACCTGTATATAACGCATTCGCTTCGTGGAGGTCTGGTGTTCTTACGAGTGCGAACGTACACCAGAAAGGATTCGCAGACCATCTACTCGACGATATTGTGGCTAAATGGCCGGATATCAACCCAGTGTTCAAGGTACTCCCTCCGATTTCGGAGTATACCGCAAAGGCCGAGGAACTTGTGAACCGTGCGAGCGTAACCCGCCTCGAAGAGATGGGTGCGGCAAATGAAGCAGTGTTGCGGCAAACGCGAGAGCGAGATGAAATGGCGGCAGTTCGGTTAAGGGAGTTTCAAGCCGCTCAGGCAGAGGCTGCTGCGAAGACTGAAGCAGAAGCGGCTGCAAAGGAGGCAAAGTACCAATCAGAAAAGGCAGCCCGTCAAGCAGTCGAAGCAGAAGCGGCTCATATAGGGGTGGGTCAGGAACTGGCACTGCCAACGTCCCCTGTCTTGACCGAAGAAGAACAAGTTGCTCGGGATGCGGCCGCGAACCGTTTATTTCCCGCCGAACCTCCCGTGAGTGTCGCTCCAAACGGCTTCGAGGCATCGCCCGGAGAGATTGCGGCAGACAAAGTCGCAAGGGATGAGATAAATGCCACCAAACAACCGGAAGCACTAAGTGAAGCCGACCAACAGAGATTGGATGCGGAGGCGGAGGCGAAATGGGCAGAGTCGGCGCCGCCGGCGGACAGAGTGGCAGCTAGGGCTGAATTCGAAAAGATGGAGGCGGCAGCAGCGAAGGCGGCTGCGGTTCCGGATAAGCCCGCGGTGAACCCAGACCAGGACAAGATAGACGCAGACGTAGCAATTGCGAAGGCGAAGGAGGAGGTGAATGAAGGACCGCATGAGGGAGAGGCGGCCACGCTGAGCAAAGAACAGCTATATGTCAACCGCTTAAAAGAGCAGATACTTGGTCGCGAAGACAATATGCACTTAGCTGCTGAACTTTCGACAGCCGAGAAGGCGGTGCTAGCGGTGGCTGCAGAAAAGGCGGAGGCTGAAGCGGCAGCAGTTGCTCAGAAGATTGCAGCGGAGGATGCTGCGGCGGAGAGGGCTCGGGCAGAAGCCAGGATAGCACGAGCAGCAGCGGCGCGGGCCATGGCAGAGAGAGCTGCCGCTGCGGAAAAGGCAGCGGCGGAGAAGGCTCAGAGGGAAGCGGAGGAAGAGGCAGCACGTTTTCAAGCAGCAAAGGCAGAGGGAGATGCAGCGAACGCAGCACAGAGCGCTGCGTCTGCCCTGAACAGGGGAAAACTCTCATTGGCCGCAGAAGAGGAGCTCCGGAAGCTCGACGTTCCTGTTCGCACCGGAGACCGTGAGCAACTTGAGCATGAACTAGCAATCGATGCATTGGACGCGGCCTCTGCCGATGCGGGCCGAGACTCGTGTGCGGACTACGCAAAGGTGAATTTGGGACCCACTCCAACGTTCGTCCCGATTGCCGGAGATGGATGGTGCTATTACAATGCGATTCTCACTGGAGCGGGCGTAACTACGTTGCCAGCAGTTGCGTTTATTGGCGAACTGATACCGCTCATGCCCACAGACGGCTGGAGTGGTACGTTTGGCGTTCTGAATCACCAGACTGGCTCGGTCGACAACCTTACGTACCAAGAGTATGTTGCCAAGTTAGCTGAGACGTACAATGACGGAGGACTGAGGCTCAAGTATTGGCCAGAGGGCGACCGCGTATCACCGGCGGTTGTTGAGTGGTTCAAGCGACAGGGTAGGAAGGTAACTCTCGCAATTTACGAACAGCGCGCCGGGCAGCCTACAGACAAACTAAGTAGCTACGACCTCGTGGGAGCCAACACGTTTTATAGCGAAAGTTGCGATGGAAGCGAGGTGATTAGTCTCGCTCACAATGGCACGAACCATTTCGACCTCTTCGTAAATACATCCCCCACGTCTGGATCGGAATCCCCAGCACTTTCCGATGGATTGATAGAGCGACTCGCCAAGGCCAAGATTGCCTGGGAAGCCCTGCGTAACAAGGTGTCGGCCGAGGGACTAGGTGATATAAAGGAGAAAGAACCGGCCACGTTCAAGAACAAGCCAAAGAGGAGGCGGGACCAGCACCCCGGTAGGTTTACCGAGAAAGAGGGAGAAATGGGTACGAAGGACTACTTGGCGAGGGCTCAAGGTGGCCCCTCGACATCGAGCCGGAGAGCTCCCAAAGCACCATCGCCGGAACTGAAGGCATTATACAACGCGGCTGTCGATGCCGTCAACGGTGCGGCCGACTTACAACGGGATGAAACTGCAATTACGGACGAAGACGCAATCACTGAGATGCAGCTTGATTATTTGAGTCAGGTCGAGGCTCATTTTGCCGGAGTCCCGGCCACGCGGGGTGTTTCTGTACCACAGCCGCCCACGGGACTGTTGAACGCAAGTGTCAGACTTGGGTTACCGTTGCCACCCGAGTCGAAGAAAAGGCTCGAGAAAGAACGAGATGAACTACTCGCGAACAGAGGCAGACTGAGACCGAAACCCGCAGAAGGCGAGGCCCGCAAAGCAACTCGCGAACGGTCTATCGCAGACATAAATGCACGTATAGCAGAAATCGACTCACAGCTGGGAACTTCTGGCGGTCGTCGTCGCAAGACACCTCGCCACAATAAGAAGACGCGTAAATCGACTTTCAGGAGAAATCGTAAGCATTGATAAATGTCTGACGACCTGGTGATGGCCAAGACGGTTCAGACTGCCCCCATCCGTATCCTCGCCGAGGGGCTGAAGTCCATGCTGGTTGAGATGAGCCTGGTCTTTGATAAGGATGGCATTCGCATGATTGCCATGGACAACACTCGCACGGTACTGACGCATATGCGTCTCCATGCGTCCAAGTTTGAGGAGTACCAATACAACCACACAGCACCGCGTCTGGATGTGGGTCTGAACACGGACCACTTTTACCGTATCGTCAAGACAGTGACGAACGATGACACGATTACGTTCTCGGTGTCCAAGTCGGAGTCCAATCACCTGTGCATCACCCTGGAGAACGGTGAGAAGAAGCGCCGTATCCGCAACAAGCTGAACCTTCTCGACCGCGACGAGTCCGACATCAACATGCCCGAGACCGAGTTTGCAACCCGCATCACCATGCCGAGCATGGACTTCCAGAAGATCTGCCGTGACATGACTTTGCTGTCGGCCAAGACGGTGGATGTCAAGAACGTAGGCGGAACACTGACCTTCACCTGCAAGGGTCCCTTTGCATCTCAGACGGTCACGATGGGTGACTCGACGTCTGACATGGCGATTACCAAGTCAAAGCCGGATGAGATTGTATCTGGCACGTTCTCCCTTCCGCACCTGGTGTTGTTCACCAAATGCTCGAACCTGTCGAACAACCTGGAGATTCACATGAAAAATGATTGGTTCATCATGATTCGCTATGTCATTGCGAATCTGGGTGATATCAAGCTGTGTCTGATGCCGTGTTCTTCCTAGACATAGAATAATGAAGACACGCAGGACTGTAACCCGGAAAGGGACAAAACGACGCATGGGTGGGGACAAGATGGATTGGTATAAGATTCCCGAAGTTCCCATCACAGAGTTCGCCAAGTGCATCAAGTCGTTCTACGCTGTTCTCGAAGGAGAAAACGTCGGAAAGGGTGGAGATGACATGTTCCTGCGGACAATTCTTGTGTCCCATGGAGATCTAACGGACGAACAGTGGACGGCGTCGGAAAAGGCTCGTCGGTACACGAAATCACTCGAGGGGAAGATGGGCGACTTTCACGAGGAGTTAGCTGGTAAGCTCCCGGGGTGGAAAACACTCAAAGTCGGCGATCCGTCTGGATGCGATGTCATGAAAGCGGACGGAACCGAGTACCAAGAATGGAAGAACCGCGACAATACGATGAACAGTTCGTCGGGGTCTGCGGTTATCGGGAAACTGCAGAAGTTGATCACCGAAGGTAAAAAGGCTGTTCTCGTAGAGGTCAATTGTCCAAGCGGTAAGGTTTGTCGTTTCGGTGCGCCACCCGATATCGAGGTATTAAACGGACAACAGGCATATGCACGTAACTCTGGGCGTGAGTCGTTCTTTGACGATCTGAAGCTTACACTGGCACATGTGTTCAAGACATTTAAGACATTCAAGGCTCTTGAGCAAGGAATCGCACAAGCTGCTCCCCAACCGCCTTTGCCAGTTTAACCGGAACTGCATTGCCAATCTGCTTGTACTGCGCACCCATGCCACCGCTGAACACATACGAATCCGGAAAGGTCTGAATCCTCGCGTACTCACGAACTGTGAGTGGACGAGTTTCCAGCGGATGACAACGCTCTGTCTGCTTCTGTGCAGGGGACGTCGTGAGAGTCAGCGATGGCTCATTCATCGCCAGTCGACGGGCAATTCCTCTTTTTCCACCTCCAGCCGCCATACTTGCGGCTCCCATGTAGGATGCCTGAATATCGGACGGGAGGTTCACCCAGCACCCGCCCTGGGGCACGAGATCCATTACTGCACGTTTGGCAGGAGGGTAGGATGCCCCCAGACTCGCAGGAACGTCGACCAAGACATCCCGGAGAACAACGGGGGTGGGGTGAGGTGCAGGGTACTCAAACACGGCGTCAATATCCGACCGCACACCAATAATGAACACTCGCTCACGCTTCTGGGGGACACTGTAATCCTTTGCGTTCAGTACCTTGTATTGGACACGGTACCGACCCCCGTTCTCAAACAGCTCAATAACACCCTTCAGTGTCTCCCCATGGTTGTGACTCAGCAGCCCCTTGACATTCTCAATCATCAGAACCTTGGGGTTGCACTCGAGAACAAGACGATTGAAGTCGACAATCAGGTGTCCGCGAGGATCCTCAAGGCCTCTACGCTCTCCGGCCTGTGAGAATGCCTGGCAGGGGACGCCTCCCGCCAGAACATCCACTTGTCCCGCAAACTCCATCACCGTCAACTGCTGCATGTCTCTAGTCTCGATCCGCACCCCGGGGTGGTTGGCTGCGAGTGTAGCTGAGAATGTCTTGTCGATCTCATTAAGAAGGAGAGGCGTGAACCCAGCCTCCATGAATCCAGTGCTGAGTCCACCACATCCGGAACAAACCTCGATAAAGGTGGGCATATTACCTTACTTGGTATCTCCTCTTTAAGATTCGTTTTGTATTCGACCGTCTGCGACGACGTGTCTTGCGGCGACCGCCCGTTACCGACTCGTCGTCTTCGTCAAATGCACTCAGGTCTTCACCGGGCTCCCCGCCACCCTTTGGTTTCGGCCATTTCCCTTGTTTTGCTAGTAATTCTTGAGCAGCCGCCGCGATATCTGCGTCCGTCAGCGCGGAATCGGGAACCTTCATGAATGTCTTCAGCCCATCTGGACCAGACGCGGCAACTGCCGCTCTCGCCTTGGTTGATGAATACGATATCGCACCTGCGGGTTTTTCGCGTATCGTTATCGTCATCTTCGGCCGGTCGCCTGCAGCGATTTCGCTCCACATTGGTGCGGTATTAGGGTCAAAGTCTTTCGCACGGTCTTGACCAATCACCAGTGTTGTGTCAGTGAAGCCCCTTTTGTCGTGAAGGTATTTCCATGCGGCATACGGGCCACCACATGCTACCCCACCACAATCCGTCCCAGTGTCCACAAGAGTAAGGTTTGGTGGGAAGCGTCCACCACGCGTGAGCATTTTGGTCAACAGACTCTTCTTTGTCGCAGATGGAAGAAGACTGTCCCTTGCTGATGAAATGAACACAAAGCAGCTTTTTCCCGATTTGAGCATCTCGTCAATCATCTCGACGTGTCCCAATGTCGGAGGTTGAAACCGACCGACTGTGTACGCAACTGCCATTGTTAATCCCATTGAAAAGGTAATGGAGGCCGCTGTCCTCGTTGTCACGATGTCGACCACCATTCTCCATGCGTGGATGATTTACGTCAGCTACATGTGGATTGTGAACTGTCAGTGCGTGTAGTCAGGCTCACTTCGGCCTCAGATTGTGGGCCTTGTACGCAATGTCATCACCCTGCTTCATCTTCAGCGATGGACTGAACAACTTGCGGTCACACACCGCAGTTGTTGAGTTCCACACCTTGACGATATGAAACTGTCCCTTCGGAGACACCGTGACGCCCACGATGGACTCGTTCGAACTCTTGAGAAAGGCCCCAGCCAGGCAGTGAACCATGCAATCGATGAAGACGGTATGCGTATCCGACGCATCCACCTTCTTTGACCACGCACCACCCTTGTCGTTTTCAGGTGCATCCCACAGTGGACGCACGCCAGTCTTCATGAAGAAGAACATACCGGACTCCCAGACATCCTTCGGGATGCCGTCGATGAGACTCCAGAATTCTGCCACCGTAGTGACCTCGTAGATGCGGATGTAGCTTTCCAGGCTGTAGTCATTGTTGGAAGGGTCGTGATACCAAAGAGTCCACGTCATTTTGTCCACACTCATCCCTTGATGAGTGTGTGGTAATCCGTTTTCCGGAAAACCAATCTTCGATGAACAAACAAGGAGAGAGAGCGCTGAAATGGATTCCGTTATTTCAATCTACGCTCTCCGCCCTTCCGTCAAGCAGCCTCTTCCTGACAGTGTGATCGAAATCTTCTCCAAGCTTCGCACCTCCTTCCGCCCAGTCTACCGCCGCCCCGTCCGTCGTGAGCCTCCCGTGGAGGTTGCCAACTGGCGTCAGAACGTTCTCGTTGAGACCCTTCGCAAGGTCCGCGAGAAGGATGATGCCGACTACGACGAGATTAATGCAGCCATCAACAAGCTGTCCAAGCCCACCTACTCCAAGCTCACGGACATGATCAAGTCCAAGATTGCCGCCCGTGACCCAATGTTCCGGTTGCGTGTGACGACTCTGCTGTTCGACCGCGGTATCCGGCAGAACTTCTACGCGAGTTTACTGGCTGACCTGTATTCTGACATTGTCAAGGCCGAGGAGGATGCCCGCAGTGACCTGGCGACTCAGGTGGACATGTTCGATTCCCTCTACGATACATCGGCTGTGACCATTGTGCCGTCGTCCACGGATGCTGGGTTCACGGATGCCCTCATTGCCTGGACAAAGCAGAAGGAGACGAAGCGTGGATTCGCAGTGTACACAGCCGAGCTGTATTCGCGTGGTCTGATTCCCGAGGCGACCATGGCTGTGTTTGTCAAGACAATTGCCGACGACCTGGGCGAGACGATTCGTCACCCCAGAACCCCGCCGACGGAGGAGCATGTTGACCACCTCGTTCGCTTCCTCGCGGCCGTCGCACCCAAGGTCAAGGAGGTGAAGGCACTGGTTCGCAGTATCCTTGCGGTTCCTCGTGCCGAGACGCCGTCGCTGTGCATGAAGAGTCGGTTCAAGCTGGAGGACGTGGCGAAGGCTCCGTAGCCCCAGAGCTCGCTTGCGAGCTCAGCGTTAAAATGAACGCAAACACATCCTCGACTTCACACAAATGAGCTGCCCTTCCGCGACAGTCATGGCCCATGTCGCCAAGCTTGCCATTGAGCACGACCGCCCCATTTATTTAGATTACTATGCTGACAGTCTCTCCAAGGCCTGCTGCATCGGCGTGTCGGGTGAGAGCAAGTGCCTGGTCAAGTCGGACACGGAGTACACATCGCCCATCGAGTCCATCATGCGTCTCAAGGAGGAGAAAATGTACATCATCATGACGGAGAACAGTATCTACGTTGTGTCGGCGGAGATTCCTGTCAAGCGTATTGTTCAGCCATCTACGGAGACTGAGAGTGCGTAAGCAATGATGTCGCTCCCGAAGGTCGCTCCTCACACGGTCGCCGCCTTCCCGCCTCCACACCGCATTCTTTTTGAACCACTTAATGACCGGTCGTCTCGTGTCGAATGGACAACGTACGTAGCCGCTAACAAACACCGATGCGACTTTGAAGAGATTGATGCCGCCGCGATGAATTCCATCGATGACTTCGCACCGTGGGTCACGCAATGGATGTCGTTCGTCCCCTCTCAAGCTCATATTCGCATTCGTGTACTCATGGTCTGGCATGCCCACTTTTTAACTGCGGCCTGTCAGCAGATGCTGCGGCGGTCTCTGGAGCAGAGGTCCTTCCGCTGCCGCCTATGGTTTCATATCGAAGAACCCACGCTCCAACCTGCTATTGTTTCGCGTTGCATCGCCACTCGCATGCCAGACTACCGACATATTCCGGATGTTCGAGGCGAGCTGAATACCCTGTTATGGACCGACCCACATGCGTGCGAAAAAGGAATGGCAAACAGCGAACATGTATAAAGCATGCGTGTCTTTACAGATGGTTCTTGCACTGGAAATGGGCAGAAGGGTGCGAAGGCTGGATTTGCCGCATGGTTTCCCGACCACGCGGACTGGTCGGAATCCCACCTTGTTCCGGCAGACCAGGCTCAGACGAATCAGCGTGCCGAATTGTCAGGCATTCACCTCGCGGTCTCTATTCTTGCTCGACGTGGCGAGTTCGCTGAGGAGCTGATTATCTACACGGATTCCGAGTACTCGGTCAAGTGTCTCACCGAGTGGCTTCCGGGTTGGGTTGCTAGGGGATGGAAGACATCCATGGGCAAGCCCGTGCTTCACCGCGACTTGATTGAGGGAATCGCCGAACACCTGACCAAGTTCAAGCACCGGTTCCAGCACGTTCGGGCCCATACAGGTGGCGTGGACGATATCTCGAAGCAGAATGATGTGGTCGACCGCATGGCCCGCGAGGTTGTTGAAGGTCGTCCGATTGCTCTGCCGCCTCCTCACCCGACCGATGAGCTGTTTCCGGGATGCCCACTGGCGGTGATGAGCCCACCTGTGAATGGGGCTGCGTTGGGTACGTGGATTCGCTCAAATCTCGCGGTCCTTGACCAAGAGGTACTCGACAAGCACCTGCTGAAGGCCTTCACTGAGATGTGTAAAGCTCGTAATGTAACCCTGACCAAAAGCACTGTGGCGAAGCAGCCCATTTATCGAGCCGAGCTGACCACGGTCCACATTGAAAAGACGGAGTAACTGCTTACGAGTTTCCTCCCAGTATAGAGTATGTCGACTCCTCCCCCAGTTATCGCTTATCATTTTTGGTCTCCGACGTGCGGTCCCTGTGCGGCAATCAAACCGGCGATTGCGGACCTGATTGAGGAGTTTCCAGGTATCTATTTCATTGGCGTGAATACCCACAATGATCCGCAAGGTATTGCCGCCAAGTTTGGTGTTCAGGTGGTTCCGACCATTGTGTTCCTGAAGAACGGTGTGGAGGTCGGACGGTATTCGGGTACGTCGGTTATTCTGTATTATACGCTGGCCCGGAAGGCACTGTCTGCTTAGGCGTTGCAGGTAGACGCAGATGCCGGATTTCCAGTTCCACCCGCGAGGGCAGACCCGCTGCTCATACCCATACCTTCCTTAGTACCCTTGCCACCGGCACCAGCTCCAGAGCGTCCGGGACCGCTGGCAGTCCCACCAATCACAGACGACGGGAGGTAACTGGGCGCCCACGACCCAATGATTGTGAAGGATACGCCGCCGATGATGATACCGTAGAGTCCCGCCATGAACGCAGCCATGGCAACGCGGTCCTTGACGCACGCAGCATCCGAAATGGCCGCAACCTGTCCTGCGAACAGTGCAATGCCTGCAACGATAGCACCTGCCGCATCTAAGAGACTGAGGTTCGTCACCAGGTCGAGAATGTAATACGAAAGGATACTCGCCGTAACAGTGAGGGCCTGTGGAGACCCAGCGGCAGTGGCCTTTTCGCTTACCATTTCACACCCGGGATACTCTCCTCCTGCTTGGGGTACCGCCGGTGTTCCCTTGCTGAACATCTTAGCACCTACGGCAGTTATCCCCTGGCCCACCAGGTCGAGCAGGGGTCCGGCGAATATGGAGACGATACCCACAGCTGTGCCAGTCCAGTAGACGCCTTCATATGTAAAGGCATCCGCGAGAACGCCAAACATCAGTAGGAAATGCGGAATGAACCGCAGAATCATCATTGCCCACGAGGGTCCAGTCGACACACCGGTATCAGTGCCTTTCATGATTGCAACCGCACCTACGACACCTACCACCGCACTGCAGACGGCCAGGATGAGTCCCTGCCACCAGTTGAGTAATCCGCGTGGAGCGGGAGCATTGGGGTCCGACATCTTGTTCTCTTGACAGACTTGTTTTGTCCCCACTAGAACAATGGGTGGAAGTAGTAGCAGTTGTTCCAAGCAAGACCACATAGACCCGAAGCCCTCAATTGATACCAGCGTAGGACTGTCCGTTGCCACGTCTGAAGAATGTGCGTCGTGTTCGCTGTCATTCCCTCTTGGTAACACGGCCTCTGCGTCAAACATGACACGCGATGGCGACGCGATTGTCCTTCGACCATTTGCACCCTTCGTCGCTGTCTTCAATGGCAGACGGTTCGAAATTCCAGAGTTACGCGTATACTATCCTGCACCTATGCGTACAGAGGGAGTCCAAGCCGATGCAGTTGTACAGTGCAACAGTGGCAATGACCTCAAGATATTTATCCCAATCAAGAAGGGAAGCTCGGGTTCCTTCTTATCTTCGATGGCGCAACATCTCGACCCAGCGACATCTGAGTTCACCGCAGTAGACTCGAAAACCGGTGCCTACAAACAGATTGACATCACAACGGACCAAAGCTGGTCGCTGACAACCCTTGTCAGCGACAAGGACCCCTACTTCACATGGGTGGATAGCACACTCGAACAGTATGTAAAGTCAGACTTGAAGTGCGACCGCTATCTTGGCTGGCGGTCAACCCCCGGGCCTCAGGTTATCTATTTCCAACACCCGGTTTCGGCGAGCGAGGGCGACGTGAACAAACTCAAGTCGATACTTGGCGCTGTTCTCCCTAAAGACGTAATCTCTTCCGTCACGAATCCGCTGTACTTTGGTGGAAGTGTAAACTGCCCGGCCCCCGTGGCGCCGGCAAAGCCTCCCTCCTCCTCCGCATACAGTGCAAACGTTACCATGATTGGCAACGTATTCGCATACTTCATCTCCGTGTTGCTGGTCCTCCTCGCGGTTGCGATTGTGTCGTTTGGCGTTCAGTCGGTAACGGGAATTCGTCTCATCAGCGACTTCTCTTCAACTGCGAAGGAAATCGTCAAAGATGTGAAGCCAAGCAAAGATGCGTCTTTGGAGTCGAGTGTATTCGCGGGGGCTGAGAAGCTATTAAGGTCCGCGGCGAGTCCGACAGCGGCACTTGGTGGTATAGCGGCAGCCGGACAGGCCAAGGCGTTGAGCACAGCGGCGGTCGGACAGACGAAGCTGGCGAATGTGACAAATGCACTGAAAACAAGTTGAAAAGGAATCTAGACACTCACAGCCACACCACACTCAAAATGGTTCTCGCACTCTTCATCTCTACGTCTGGCACGCTGACGGAGACACCTATTCCCGCAAAGACACCCGATGTTCTCGAGTGGCTTCGTAAGAAGACCAAGCAGCCGCTTATGCAGTTTCAGGGCAAGATGATTCACGATGAGGACGTGTATTCCGTCTTTGGAGTTCCCTGCGAAGATGAGGAGGAGAATGCGAATCAGCACATGTTGCCTCCGCCCTTCAATGAGGATATGTTCATTGGTACGCTTGTTGTGATGAAGTCGGTGAATGCCAATGCGGATGATTACGACGCACATGCGAACCAGTACAAGGACTTGAGGTCTGTTGAGTATGATGAGTTCTATCACTCGTCCACCTTCCAGGAAGATGATGATGAGGAGGACAAGGACGAAGAGGATGACACAGGTGAGGCGGTTGTCGAGGAGGAGGACGATGATGTTCCCACAGTGGACCGCGAGTTGGTGCCGGTTCACACAGTTCATGCCTCCAACGTCTACATTGACCATCCCCTTCGGACTCTTGTTCGCGATAAGTTCGACTCGAACGAGGTGGAGACGGCCATCTTGAAGAAGTGTGTAGCGGACGCTCAGGAGTGGTTCATTGACCAGGCTTGGGACAATCCGGTGTTTCTCAACCTGTATCGTAATCGGGCCATTGACCTGTATCGCTATCGCCAGCTCATGCCGACCATGACGGTGGAGGCCTTTGTGAACTCAACGCCAATGGTCCAGAACCCGGACCGGTGGACAGAGATTGTTCAGAACACGACAGAGAAGGAAAAGGCTACGCATTCCAAGAAGCAGACTGCGAGTATCGTCATGGACTGTCGTCGGTGCCGCAAGAAGACTCGTTGCGACTATTACCAGATGCAGACCCGTTCTGCGGATGAGCCGATGACGACGTTCTTCACGTGTTTGGAGTGCGACTGCCGTTGGAAGAGCTAAGACTCGCTTTCATGGACATAGAACAAACAAGACAATGGCAGACGAGGTGAAGGAGACTCTCCGTGCGTGGCTTGCGATTGATGACCAGATGCGCGGGCTTCAAGCCCAGATGAAGACCCTTCGCGACCAGAAGACCACGCTGGGTGCCCAGGTGCTGTCGTACATGAAGGACAATGACCTTGCCAATTTTGTTCTGGATGGAACCGGTGGGACGATTGCCCGGTCTGAGCGTGTGACTCGCCCTGCACTGAAAAGGTCGACTCTTCGCCAGCAGCTCTTTCTCCAGTTCGCCGACCAGCCGGAGCGGGTGGCGGAGGCTCTGCGGGCTATCGAGGGCATACATGAGGGTGATGACATGTCCGTTGGTGGGACGAAGCGGGATGTGCTATCCCGTCGTTTGCCCCGCAGTCAGAACATCTCGCTCAATTGAAAAGGATGACAGATTGGTCATGGACAATTGTGGCTGCGGTGCTGATTACGTATGTCCACGTGTTCAATCACCTTGGTGAGCGGTACCTGGACGGCCGTGTGGTTACCTGGATGGACTTGGCTAGAACCTCGACGTCAACAATGGACCGGGAACAGTGGTCGTCCGTTGTGCGTGCGTGAGCTTGACCCTGCGAACCTTGGCCTTGGGTGGGACATGTGCGGAACAGAGAGCAATCCAACTCGCCTGATTCTCGGCAGGCGTGGTGCCTCCGATGTGACCGGCGGTCATGAGGCGGACGAAGCACCAGCGGTGATCATCCCCGGAGATGTTGGTATCGGAGGGCAGGACGGCATGCTGGCAGTAGGGGCAGAACATTTTGGCCGGGCAATCTGTCATTGTCTTGACCTCGGACAATCCGTTTTACAGTGTCTTCTCCCAGACGATTGGCGAAAATAACATATCGAAGTGTTTGAACGTGAACTTGTTAACGTTCACATCCGTGAACATTGAACACGATACTTCACCTATATCTAGCTTTGTCCAGAGTTCCTTCGCGTTCTCGTACTCGGCTCTGTACTTCGGAATCGGATAGAACCCAAAGTGCTTTTCATACCATGTCTTTCCGTACTGAAAGAAGTAGAAGGGGCCTAACATGATAGTCTTGTCGCCACATTGGACGGTCGACTCATCTTGGAGCTGAACCGTCTTCGCACCTCGTTGCTTTGCGAGGTCGAATGCGAACTGGATCATCTTCTTGGTACCTTCGCCTCGCTTCATCTGCCCATCAATCGTGCAGTGTGGAGAGTATCGCAATGTGTTGAGAACGGCTTCCTCGTCTGCGATGTAGAGTGAAATACATGGATTCGTCTTGTTCCAGATGATAATCTGTGTAGCATCCTCCGACGGCGTACTGAACTCGACCTTGTAATCGCCGATCGTCTGTGCGGTCTCGTAGCTGCCTCCGATATAACCAGCCCATCGCTCCTCCTTCCCGATACGCTTCAGCGTTCTCTGAACAAGCGAGTCTATCTGATGTCTCTTCATGTATTTATAGATGGAACCTTCTCTTGAAATCGGCTACGCTCGCATCGAAGGTTGGCTTATTCCACAGCACCCAGCGAGATAAGGCACCGGGTGTATCCGGCCTACGCCAATGCTCTCCCATCCCAGAATGTCGTTTCAGATACCTCGCTCGCCGCGTCTTGTCCTTGTGCTTTGTATAATCAGACATACCGCGTGCTCCAAACGGAACTGTCTTTGTCTTCCCATTCGGGAGTTCAAAAATAGCGTCCCACTTCTTGGCGGGGTTGTGCGACCTGCGAAGGGTCTTGAGTTTCATTGTTTGTTGGTAAGATTAGAGTGCGTCCACCCACGCCTCCCATTCCTCCTGCGGGACCTTGAGTTCCTTGAAGGCCGCCATTGCCTCTGCGACTTGGAGGATGATGCCTCCCTCCATACCGGCGATGACAGCCATGCGGTTCTGGAGTTGCTCTGCGGCTGACAGCTGCGGTGCGAAGGCTTCGTCGAACCCACACAGGACGTTCGTCAGCCGGCTAATGTGTCCATCTCCACACATGCCCAGAGAATCCACCATCTCCTGCCACAGGCGAATCTCCAGCTCCTTGCGAAGAGGGGATGTCTTGATCTTGGCCCAGAGTCCGTCCAACGTTCGCTTGTACAGGAAATCTCCCTCCATGCGGCATGTCTGTGTGCGATACCACCTCTTGACGTCACGGTCCACGCTTCCGATAATGTCCAATCCGGTCTTGATGCGGCCCAACGCAATATGGTCCATGAAACACATGTGCGTCTCGGTCACAGTCTTCTGGTCAGACGGCACGTCTGCGTTCAGGAGAATATCCAAAGCCGCATTCGTCTGCTGAGTCACCACCCGCGTGTGGATGTTCTGCGTGTCCCGGGCAAAGTTCTCCAACTCTGTTCGGGCAGGCGGGCGAGGGGCAACATCCGCCGGCCACTGCTCTAGCCACCCAATGTTCCCGAGCGGGTCCATGAGTGCGTGCCCGCCCATGTGCCGATTCCACAGCTCCGGGATACCTCGCTCTCGTGCTAGGGTTATCTCGAGTGCCTGGACGAATGCGGCATTGACGAAGGGCTCGCCGATGTGCGTGTGCCACTCGGCAATGACCTCTCGCCACAGGTCAGGACGCTCCGTGACCTGAATCACAGCCGGAATATACATGTTGTTCCAAGTCGCAATTCGCTGGCGATGAATGAAGACGGGGCGGTGTCGAACACAGCGGTTGTGTTCCCCACCCGCCCGCATGCAGCCCCCATGCTGACACCGTTGTGCCGCAGGAAGGTCGGGACGCGGGCGAAGGTGCTCATGGCGGGTACAGTGGTCGATGCCCGGAGCAGCGGCACGGGCGCACAGACGGCATCGTTGGATGCCTCCGGGCTGGGCGATGAAGATGCGGGTGTTGAGTTTGCCGTGGTGAACACCACACAGTGTTTCTGTGTTGGCATAGACGAGGTGGGTGCACTGGTGACCGGCAGCGGTTGCTGCTGCACACTGGTGAGGAGGCATGATAGTTGAGATGATGTTCTTGTTGAAGCCGGGGCTTTCCTTTTCAGCCTATTGCTTAGGAATCCGTTTTTGCTGGGTGGCGACAGCAAGGCGAACGTGTTTAGCCGAACCCAGACGATGTTCGCTGAGACCTTTCCGCTTCTGGTTCTTGATCTGCTGCTTTTTGGTCTGAGGAGGCTCCATTGCTTTCCGTTAGTCTGTTGTGGGCAAAATACGTTTTCTGAAAATGGATTCACGAGTATCATGTCTAGGCCGTGAGCCGGCCAACATACAAGCATCTACCATGTCTCGTCCAACCCTCGCTTCCATCGCCACCGCCGCCGCTGCCCTCGTGGGTCAGCCCGTTCTCTGCCCCAAGACCAAAAACAAAGGGGACGCCGGCCTGCTGCTAGAGCGGCTCACCGGCATCCCAGCCTCATCTGCGCTGCTAGACGCAGACGATGGCGAGGTAAAAATCTTTCCAGTCAAGTCCCTGCGTAACGGAACTCGGGTTCCCAAGGAGACCGTTGCGGTAACGATGCTCAACCATGAGGCACTGGCATCAACGTGCTGGGACGAGTCCCATTGTGCCACCAAGCTGCGCCGTGTCCTGTTTGTACCCTACGAGCGGGAGGGGGACAACATTCGCCTTTTGGCCCACGTGCTCTTCGCCGCAGACTCGCATCCCGAGTTGTTCGCAAAGCTGGCCGCTGACTATGCGGCCATCCAAACCGAGTGGTTGACAAAGGGCGAGCTCCACGGTAATACAGGCGTTCTGATGCAGAGCCGCACAAAGGGTCCGGGTGGGAAGGCCAAGAAGTCCCGTGCCTTCTACCTCCGCCCCGCGTTCCTCAAGGAGGTGGTGAAGCTGAACTAACCAAGACCTCCATCGCCCGTGAACCCGGGTTCCTGGAATGAATCGCACGCCGACACGACACCTGTTCGATGGTATACCCCTCGAAAGCCGCACGGACTAGCGGTGCATCTGCGTTGCTGAGCAGAAAGGTCCCACACTTTTTAAGTTTGTCGAACAGCGACTCGTGTGCAGCTAATGGAAACCCATCTGCAGTATACCCCACGAATGATGTCGAGGTTACTGGCACGTAGGGTGGGTCTGCGTACACAAAGTCGCCCGGCTCTACTGCATCCAACGCCTTCTCGAATGGCTGGCACGTAAAGGTCACGCGTTGGATAGCAGCGGATACCTCGCGGACATGCGCCTCGTCATAGATGCCTGGATTCTTCATATGACCAAACGGAACGTTGAATCCAGATGGCCCTTCGCGGTACATTCCCCGGAAGCAGGTCTTGTTCAACATGAGGAACAGAGCGGGAGTTGGGTTCGCATTGAATCTCCGTCGACACTCGTAATACATGTCCTCGGCTGACTCCGCAGCCTCCACCTCTGCCTTGAGAATCGCAAGTTCATCCAACAATCCATCCACGTTTGTCTTGACGGCCTGATAGAATGCAATGAGATGACGATTGAGGTCACTCACATACACCCCACCCACGATTCGCTTGGTCGCCAGGACTGCGAGGAACACGCTTCCTCCACCCGCGAAGGGCTCGTGGTAGGATTGAAGTTCATCTGGAATCTTCTGAAGAACCTTATCCAGGAGTTGTGTCTTCCCGCCTACCCACTTGAGAAGGGGTCGCATGAGATTGTTTGTCTCTCTTTACATGTGATTCGTTTTGACCCACACAATCCAGATTTCTGAAAACGAAATGTCCAACATCACGAAGAGACTCAGAGCCGGTCATCCAAAGCAGCCATACCCAACTTCGCTTCCAAGCAATCCAAGATGTCTACGCCTACCAAGCTCTCCGCTCCCGTCGTCGCACCCGGTGCCCCTCGCAAGAAGCCGCAGTGGCTTCTCGACGAGGAGGCCGCCGACCCTACGCTCGCCGCAAAGCTGGATGCCTCTCGTGCCCAGGCCGCCAAGCTGGCCATCGAGAAGGCCGCCCAGGATGCCGCACGCAACGCCGCGTGCGTGGCCTGGCACGCTGCCCGCCCTGAGTGGGTCATGCAGTCGGTCGAAATCGCCCCCGGCGTGCGGGGAAGCGAGCGTGAGTGGGAAGTGCCCCCGAAGGTGAGCCTTCGCCGCGTCCGCAACAATGAGAAGTGCCCGTATTGCGGCAAGTAAAAACCCAAAAATGAGGCGGAGGACAATTCGAGGGGCAACGATGGCGAGTAAGGCTAATCTCCCCCCAAGAACCCCGAGCTGAAGCGCGCGTTTCCGTCCGCCACGCACTAACCTTCCCACTCCCGCAGGTATCTTTTCATTTGGTATCATGGTGAAATCCACGCTCGTAGAACTCACTTTTCGTGATTTCTGAAAACGAATTCATGGCAATCACGGAAAACCAATAGCCGGCCCTCCAACACATCAAGCATCTACCATCCAGAATGTCTTCCTCCAACCTCAACACGCTCCTGAAGCAGCAGATCAAGAACGCCATCGCCGCCATCTACGACGAGCAGGGCACGCACGCCGCCAACAGGTACTCCAACCCGGAGGAACTGTCGAAGGCCCTGCTCGACATCCTGTTCCCCGCCGAGGCCGAACACAACACGGAGGTCACCGGCGTCGTCCGCGTGCCCACCGTCCACGACGAGGCCAAGCCCGCCTCCGACTCCGAGTCCACCGACTCGAAGAAGGAGCGCAAGAAGCGGGCGCCCATGTCCGACGAGGCCAAGGCCGCGATGAAGGCCAAGCGCGAGGCCACGATTGCCGCCAAGGCCGCCGCCCCCGCCGAGGCACCCGCCTCCGACGGCGAGGACAAGGACAAGAAGGCACGCAAGCCGCGCGGCCCGATGTCCGACGAGGCCAAGGCCGCGATGAAGGCCAAGCGCGAGGCCACGATTGCCGCGAAGAAGGCGGCCGTCTAAACAAACCACAACCACAAATGAGGCGAAGGATACACCGAAGGGCAACGATGGCGAGTAAGGCTAATTTCCCCCAGAGGTCCCCGAGCTGAAGCGCGCGTTTCCGCACCGCCACGCACTAACCCTTTTCCATTGCGAGAGCCTCGAATGCGAAACTCCAAACTCTCTCTGAAGAATTATCCAACGCTCCGTTCTTGTAAAAAAGTTTGCGGAAACGAGTCCAACTTTCATCCATTTTTCGTAGGTGGCCAATCTGGATTCCGTGGGTCGGGTCCGAAGTCACTACGCAGTCTCCGCGGGCGGGGGTCGCTTCGCTCCATGCGACTCTAGACAGTTCTGGATGATACGCTGGATATGCTGCTGATGCGTCTGCACACTCTTGCGATGTTCGACAAGACGTTTGGCGATATCCTTTTCCATCTTCTCCGCATCTGCCTCTGTAGACTTCGCAAGGTCAAGTATCTCACGCAGCGGCAACAAGTACGCATCAAGGTCAAACGAATCGCTTGGACACGACTGGTGCAAGCGAAGAACCTCCAAACACACAAACACCCACTCTTTGTTCGCAGTCGCATTCGATAAGAACACCATTACATGATTGCGGCCAGCCACAGACCGGACCTCGACATCCACGCCATCCCGTTTTGATGCGATGCCACTGCTCATCGAAACGAGAAGTCCAAGTTGAATCCCCATTGTCTGCATGTCCGACCACAGCTTCTCCTGCTCGTTCTTCGGCACCTTCTTAGTGTAGTTCTTCGCATCCGACAGAACCCGTACACCCGTGTCGTAATGCGTATGAATGAAATCTCCCGAGTGGCCGGTTGATGCGACCTTCTCGCAATCCCACGTCTTGATGTCCTTCACCCATGTCTCAAACATCTGCTCGCCTACCTTTCCCTTTGCGGAGGACGCCTTGGTCAGAACCGCAGAGGCAACGGGTGCGATAATGTCACGCATCTCGCGGATGGTGCGGTCAACTCCTTCACTCACCGAATCCGCAAGTGCCTCTTCCAGCCGCTCCTCATCCACCGGCTTGGATCCACGCTCCAGTTGAGCGAGTCCTTGGGTGACGAGGGCAATCACAAACTCCGTTCCGTTCCTCATTTCGCCAACCTCGGGGCAGTGTGCAAGAAACTCATTCACGTCAAACATACTGCGAACGTGCTTCGTGAATGCACATTCGTTTTAGGGGGTGGGTCAAAACACAACGTGGCGACGGATTTTCGCGTCCACTATATGAGGTTGGTGAAGGTGGGAATGTCTTAGGATGTTCAATGGGTCGTCCGAAGGGAACGATATACGAACATTCCGCG